TTCCCAGGTGTTACATCATGTAGAACCACAGACTGCTAATAAAGAAAGGATTACTCTTGCATTTAATATTGTAGATGAATCGGGAAAGACAAAGTATTCTTCTGCAGAATGATGCCGTTTGAAACTTATAAAACTTATCTTGCAATGAAGCAACACTTCACCAAGGATAAGTATGATTATCACAAGTATTGTGGGAGGTCTCGTGCTACCTTAAGTGCATTCCATAAACGTAAGGACAGATACTTCTTTGAGAAGATGTCTAGGTCTCATCCTGACAAGGAGATAGAAGATTATTTTGTAGCAAACTTTGTATCATGTAAAAATCCAGAGACACTATGGATAGGAGAAATTATAAGGGAAGGAGATGATAATTTTAGACAGTGGCAGAAGAAAGTTCAGTCACTGTCTTATGTTTTTAAGGAAGATGCTACCTCATTATTTGAGGAGCAGAGAGTGGATGATGTGTTTGATTGTAGCAATGGTCACCCTCATATATTAAAAAGTTACCTTGGGGGGTTTACGAGCTTGGAAACTTTGGTAATATGTGATAGAATATTTGGGTACGTTAAAAACTTCGATAAGAAGTTGAAGGATCCTGTGTGGGAAACCGTCAGCAGACGGATTAAAAAGTACACACCCTTCCTAAATATTAATGTACCTCGTTATAAAAAAGTTCTTAAAGAAGTGGTCCTATGAGTTTCTTTGATTCTGATGTTGTCCGTAAGGAGATGACCGACATTCAAGATCTTCAAGAGGAGATCTATGGTAGTGTCTTTAATTTTCCTCAGATGCCTAATGAAGAAAAGGAAGAACACATTGAATTGCTTTTGGAACTTCTTGAAAAGCAAAGGATACTCTACGCTCGTATGAGTTTGTCAGATGATCCTGCTGCTAAAAAGATGAAGGAGAACATCCAACAGTCTGCTGTCATCATGGGGATGCCCAAAGATGTTGATATGGCCCACGTCTTTTCTAACATGGAAAAGATGATTGGGATTATGAAACAACAGGTTGACAATAGTTCTCATTGATCTTATAATATTCAGGTACACACAAGCCAAATCTCAAAACAAAAGCCAAATCTATGTCTTTTTCAAGCCTAAAGAAACAGTCTTCTCTTGGATCGCTGACCTCCAAATTAGTTAAGGAGATCGAGAAGACGAGCACTACTAAAGGTGGTGCTGATGAGCGACTTTGGAAACCAGAACTGGACAAGTCCGGTAATGGTTATGCTGTTATTCGTTTCCTTCCTGCACCTGATGGTGAGGATCTACCTTGGGCAAAGGTATACTCTCATGCATTCCAAGGACCTGGTGGATGGTACATCGAGAACTCTCTTACTACTCTTGGTGGTAAGGATCCTGTATCAGAATACAATAGGGACTTATGGAACAGTGGTAATGACGGTGACAAGGATGTTGTCCGTAGACAGAAGCGTAAGCTATCCTACTATGCAAACATCTATGTTGTGAAGGACCCAGTTAATCCTCATAATGAAGGAGGAGTCTTCCTGTTTAAGTTTGGGAAGAAGATATTTGATAAGTTAACCGCCGCAATGCAACCTGAGTTTGAAGATGAGACACCCATTAATCCATTTGATTTCTGGCAAGGAGCAAACTTCAAGCTTAAGATACGAAAGGTTGATGGTTACTGGAATTATGACAAGTCAGAGTTTGACTCTGCTGCACCTCTCCTTGATGACGATGATGCGCTTGAAGCATTATGGAAGAAACAGTTCTCACTAGCAGACTTTACTTCACAGTCTAACTTCAAATCCTATGAAGATTTAGAACGTCGTCTTAAGTCCGTGCTTGGACAGAAACAGGCACAACGTCCTCGTCTTGATGAGGAAGTGGTACAAGAAGATGATCCAACACCTGTTGCAGCTGCAGCAGTTGCTTCAGCACCTGATGCTGATGAGGATGATGCTTTAAGTTATTTCCAGAAACTTGCTGAGGAATAATTAACCCAGGTTCGGGTTGGATGCTCTCTTAAGAACTGGGTTTATATATTCTGTAGACTGTTCATAATCTAAGAGAGTTTCTATATCATCCATAACAATTGATAAGTACTCAGACTTCAAGAGGTTAATGTTTCTTTTATCCTCTTGGAGTCTGTCTTCATAGGTACGATAAGTAATACCTTCAATTGGACTCACTGTAATTAATAAATTAGTTCCACTATCTAAGAAGGTTGTTTCAAAAGTTGAATCAACTTGCATTCCTTTTGGAACAAATACTTTTCCTTTTGAATCTTTTATTTCTTTGGTCTCATAGAATTTTATTTTATCTATTTCATCAGTATCGTTACCATATTTTTCAATCAAATAGTTTCTATAATCATGTTGACTTAGTGGCCATTCATCTCTTATATTGATAATATTATTAGAAAGAAGAACAACCCAATCTAAATCTGATTCTCCATAGACATCATATGCAACTTCATCTGGACGTTCATCACCAACAATTCTATACTTGGTGAACGACATAAAGTCTGTAAATAAATCTTCTCTTATGATAGGACGGCGGAAAAGATTTTTAACCGTAAGGAAATCCTTATTGGTTTTTCTCTCATTAATACGAGAGATGTATTCGAAGTTGGGTAGGTTGCGGAAATATCTAGACATGATTAGAAACCAATAACGTCGTCTTGATTGTTGTCTAACTCTGCATAATCTTGGTCGATGATTGGATCTAGTTCTTGGAATCCCATACTAATTTCATAAGCAGTCATAGAAGAGTTGGGTAATGTCATAAAAGTATTGTCAGGTACGTAGTTTACAGTGAAACTAGTGCAAGCACACTTCTTAATAGTGTTGATGAATGTGTGTTGTTGTCCGTCCTTGTTGTAGAACCGAGGTTGGAATACATTAGGAGCAGAAAGAAAGAAATTTGTAGGGTTTTCTTTGACAGACATACCTTGTTTAAAGAATCTAATAATACTTCTAACTACTAGTGTTTCTCTATTATTTCTAGGTGTTAGACGGAAACTATATTGAAACTGACGTAACGTAACACCACCGAAGATTAATTCTAAGTTTGGATTTATTATTTGTCCTTGGAATCTTCCTAGTATTTCATCAGGCCTTTGATTAATACCAGGAAGTTGTCCAAGTATGAGGTTCTGGATAAATTGTTTTGCAGTTCCTGTATTATTTTCGAGACTAGTTAAACCATCATCAATTATTTTTTGAGCTGCTTGAATTGGAGCACCTGAATTCATAATCGAACTACCTGCTCTTATCCCTGCCATTTGCAGGTCATTCATATTGCTATTGTTCCAACTAACAGTATTAGCATCTACTAACTGACTAGGGATAGGTAGAGTAACAGATCCTATTGATCTTTTATGTCTTCTATCTGCTCTTCTTTCTCTTTGACTACTTACTTGCTTATATTCACTTAAGGGTACATATTTGAACTGTCTAATCATCATATAGTCAGTGTCAAATAATTCAAGAGGGTACCTTAGATTTCCATAGTTTCTATGTACTTTTGGTGGTCTTGGTGCTGGTTTATTAACTACTTGTTGTGGTGTTCCTCCGTCTCCAGTGTCTCCTGCCGATGCTCCACCAGGATTTTCCCATATGTTTAATCCTTTGGCCATGTCAAGATATTTTTTTCTGTCAGCTGCAGATGGGATTGAAGAATTTATTTCTTGTCCGAATGCTTGCTTAACAGATATTTGGTCACTAAGTATCTCACTTCCATTTTTAAATAAATTATCTGCAGTATCTAAAATATACTTATTACTGTCAGAATCAGTAAAAGAAACTTCTGAATCAAAAAAATCCAGGTCGTAACTTAAAGTTCCCCTTGTACCGTCTTTAGTTATTAGAGATTTACTTGTCACTATACTTTCTTTTTAGTTATTTAGAACAAAATTTTGATAAGGTAATGTCTTTAGTTCATCTATCTCTGCTGGGTTCACATAATATAACTGTCCTACTACCTCTAAGAAGGTATAGTTTCTCATTCTATTCCAATGAACGTTGTAACCTTTGAACCCACCTGGCATGTATTCTGTTACAGCAACTAGAGGGTTAGTATCATATGTAATGTTAGGAGTCTTTGCCTTGTAGATAAAGGTGTACCAGTTTCCTAAGTCAGGTACGGGTGTTACTCCTTCAGACAGACGTTCAATAATATTTAACATTAAATCATCAGCATCCTCTATACCAGTAAGGTTTTCCACCATACCGGTCAGTCTATTCTGATAGGGTTCATTTAACGCCAAGTTCTTTTTCCGTAACGATTTTAAAGTTTAGTTGTCTCATTTCACAGAATGACCTAGCAGCTTTCCACTTTGCTTGGTTCTTTGCATACTCTGCCACTTCACGTATGAATGTTCTTTTTTGTTTCCTTCCTTTTGTAGGAGGGACACAATACCTCAAGGGTTTAACTTCAATTACATATCTCTTAACCTTACCATCGTTTTCTTTGATCTTCATGTAGAAGTCTGGGAAGTAACGATGGACTCTATTGTCAAGAGGTGATAGGTAAGGTATAAAAAATTCTTCACTACCCCATTCAAGTATATTTACATTACGATCACACCATTTCATAAACTTTAGTTCCCAAAGGGATCTATAAATGATGTTTCTTGAGTCTCCTTGGTACTTATTTGAGTGAGTTGGAGTAAACTTACCTTTATAAGACATACATAGTATAGGGAAACACCATATGGTATTTAGATGGCTGGGAACATACCAGGTACTCGATACAGTACAAGTAAATTTTTAAGTAGGTTTGGTAACCTGGCACAGAGTAGTCAGTACAAATCTCATATTGGATTTACGCAGAATCTTTGGAATGCATTAGTAGCAAATAGAATACCTCGTTTATTATTAAGTGAAGCAGGTATGCTTTGCAAATCAACTTCCCTTCCTGGTTCAGCAATCTCAACACATGATGTAAGAGATTTCTATGGTGTGGTACAGAAGAGTGCATATATGCGTCAGTTCGATAATACTATTGACTTGACATTCTATATTGATTCTGATTATCAGATCATGTATATGTTTGAAGCATGGATGGAATATATTATGCCATTAGTAGGAAGAAATCCAAAGTCTTCTAATGCAACATATGTTGCTAACTATCCAGAGAATTATAAGGGTGATTTATATCTCTATAAGTTTAATAAAGATAGAGATGCTTCATGGGGTGTAGTTAATCCCATCTTTGATAGAAAAGGATCTATTGTATACACATTCATTAATGCATTTCCTATTAATATTTCATCGTCTGATGTATCTTATGATCCATCACAGAACCTTGAGTTCACTGTGACGTTTGCATATGAAAGATATGTTACAGATAAGACTGGTGTTAGAACTCCTCGTGGGTTAGGACAAGATAGTTTCCGTTCTAATTCACAACCATTATTAAATGCTCCTAGAAGGAATCCTTCTAACAATATAAGACATCCTAATGCTTTAGGTTTGATGTTGTCAGAAGTTAATGAGGTTCTTGCTAATGAGATAGGAGATTTACGTCTTCCTAATCCTTCAGGCAATAGAGTTTACAGTGTTAACCCTGATGAAGGAGAACCACGTCAGTCTGATGTAGCGGTTGAAGGACAGAACGTTAATATCAGTGCAACGGGCCAACGTTCTGGTACTGGTCCAACTTCTGGTGACCAAGCATTAGCACGTGCCAGAGCAAAGTCTGGATAAGCGTCTAAATAAACACACATAATATTATATTTTGTTATGCCTTTACCAAAGATTAGTACGCCAAGTTATGAACTTGAGTTGCCATCAACTGGAGAAACAATAACTTACAGACCTTTCCTAGTAAGAGAAGAGAAACTTCTTGTCCTTGCTATGGAGAGTGAGAATCAGAAAGATATATCAAGAGCAATCAAAGAAGTTCTTAAGTCTTGCATTAAATCAAACGTTAAAGTAGAAACACTTCCTACATTTGATATTGAATACTTGTTCCTTAACATCAGAGGTAAGTCTGTTGGTGAGGAGATAGAAGTTACTATAACTTGTCCTGATGATGAGAAGACTGAGGTTGATATAACTATACCTATCGATGAGATAGAAGTTCAGAAGTCTAAGAAGCATAATGACACTATCAAACTTGATGATACTCTGAGTATGAAGATGAAGTATCCTTCATTGGATCAATTCATTCAGACTAACTTTGATGTCAATGAGTCTAAAGGTTCTCAACTGGAGCAGTCTTTTGATCTCATTTCTCAGTGTATCGATACTATATACAGTGATGAAGAAGCATGGCCTGCTGCAGAGTCTAGTAAGAAAGAACTTTCTGAGTTCCTTGAGCAGTTAAATACCACTCAGTTCCAAGACATTGAGAACTTCTTTGAGACTATGCCTAAACTTTCTTATGATGTCAAGGTAACTAATCCTAAGACCAAGAAGAAGAGTACTGTTACTCTGGAGGGACTAGCGTCTTTTTTCGGGTAGCAATGTCTCATATGAATCTTGAGGCATACTTTAAGATTAACTTTTCCTTGATGCAGTACCATAAATATAGCTTAACGGAGATAGAAAACATGATCCCCTGGGAACGTGATGTCTACGTTGAACTCCTCAAACAACACATAGAGGAAGAGAAGGAAAGGCAAAAACAGGATGGCAATTAAGGCTAACAACTTTTTTAATCTAGAAGAGGAGGCTAGGACTCAAGGGACTCTGGGTGGGAAACCATTGTCTAAAGAAGAAAGGAAGGAAGCATTTAATAAGCAAGGTACGATAGGATTTAAGACATTTGTACAGAAGGTTTTTAATAAAAAGCAAGGAGCAAGTAGTGGCGTTCCTAAAAATAAATTACAAAACCCAGACATCTCAAAGATTTTTGGTAGTACTGCAGCAGAAAAGAGTGATGTAGCAGAGAGAGTTGCTAATGCCTTTGATAGTAGACTTGATGATTTACTTAAGAATATTAGAGAGGATGTTGGTGGTA